CCAAAATAAGCACCACTCCTTTAATGTTGGCTTCCAAATTTCTTCTAAATTAAAATCCTTAGAAATTATACTTTCTCCATTTTCTGAAAAATAACCTATACTACTATTTTTAAAAAATATTCCAATAACTGGATAATCTTTGTCATCTCTATCTGTACATAAAATTCTTACCAATTCTCCACCACTTGTATATTTCTTTCCCATCTCAACTTTCATCTCTTATCCTTCATTTCTTTATATTTTATTATATCACAAAAATACTTAAAATATACTTACATAAACATATTAGACGTCTTGATATTCATCATTTCTACAAATAGCATCAAATACTGTTGGATTATATTCATATCTTTCAAAATCATCAATATCTGAATGACTTGTTCTATATGCATATACATCATTATCAAAGTTTACAATACATTCAACTGCTTTACCGACACCGGCAGAACGTGACATTCCAGCACGACAATGAATTATAAAACGTTTATCTTTGTTTTTTTCAATGAAGTCTTTGATAGCTTTACCTTGACGTTTTGTTAATGGTTTGTATTCACCAATCTGATATTCAACATCCCAGAATTTTGTTTCAAGTACATCGTGATAACCTTCTGTAAATTCAGGATTTTCAACGCTCAACCACATTGATTTTTCTTCAGGCTCAGTGATAGAGATAAGAACAAGATCTTTACGCTCATCTTTAGTGATATGTTGTGAAAAATCTTTATATTCTTTCCAACCCATAATTCCATAAAATAAATCATTGTTGATTACTGGTCCACGTTTAAAGTTAAATGAATTAATCATATTGTTTCCTTTGTTTAATAATAATGTTGATTCTGCAAAGTAAATCGGTTTTCATTCGATTTACTGTACATAAATTATTTTAAATTTAATCTCTTGGACGTTGAACCATTAGTTTATCAAATTTTTTTTGTAATTCTTTTGTATATTCATTTTTTGTATAAACTGATGAAATCTCATCACTTAATCGCTTAAGTTCATTAATCCATTTTCTTTGTTCTTCGGTCATATTTAAATCCTTCTTCTTTCTTTCACATATTATATCATAAATACCTTAATATAAAATTAAAGATATTTTATAGATAGATTTAATTCATTTAGATACATATCTTTTCCTCTAGTTACAAACACCTTACCATCAATACTTCTCAATGCTTTTTCAAATGGTAATTTATTATAATTATTTTGGATTAAAAAATCCTTTAAATATCCCTGAAATAATATTCTAGAACCTTTTTTAATCTTTACCTTCTTAGTTTTTACACCTACATATAAATTATTATTTAGTTTATATTCATCAGAAGTTATTGTTATTTTTTTGCCATCAGATAATCTAACTACAAAAACTTTATCTATAGTTGAAAATTTATCTCTCTTAAATTGACCTTTTCTCCAACCCTCATTATTCTTTAGAAAATCGTCTAATTCATAATCCTTTATATTTTTTTGTTCTTTTGTTGTGTCATTGCATACATAAATTAGTTTTCTAGATTGCAATGTTCCTTTTTTATAACCACCTAATTCAAATCCATCATCTATATAATTCTGTAAATCATCTGATGATACGTGTAATTGTTTATTACCTTTGTGTATAGTAATCTTATCATTGAACCAATCAACCACTCTACCTTTAGTCCATCCTTCAGAAATATAATTATCTTGTTCAAGAGGATTAATTTTTTTATTTACTGATCCTTTAAAAACCCATATATAAAAATGCGAGATATTTCTCCCATTGGATAATTCCCATCCATTCTGAAGTAATAATTCAGATGATTTTATATCTACATTTACTTGTGTGTATGTAGTAAAATTTATTAATGATATATATTCTATATCTTCTTTCGTGATTCCACCTATTTTAAAACTAGGATTATCTAATAACCAATCATTCAATTCATTTTTTCTAATTCTTTTTTGAACAATACCATCATTTACCAATATAACATTACCTTTTATATTAGTTCCTGCATAAAAGTCAGGATTTTTATCTAAAAAATTATCAATTTCTTCATTATAGATTGCAACATTAATTAATCCATCAGATACATATCTAACACCTTTGTTTACCCACAACTTACCTTCTGTATCTGAATGAATATTATTTCCACGAATGTATCCAGGATTATCAAGGGCAAACTGTTCAAGCTCATAAGGACATGAATAATATAGGGATTTTGTATCAATGTCATTGGTAAAATATGCAACAGAACATCTATCTTCATTATCATTATCCGAAAGATAATCTTTTATTCTTTTAATATCATCCTTGGTAAAATATGTATCAGTATAAAATTTACCAAATATATTTTTATTATAGAATTTTTTACGCATATTATGATTATTATCAACCCTAAGAACATTATTATTAATTTGTTCAATTACCTCATGATATGTTAATTCTGATTTTGAATAACATATTCTTATAATTTCACGCATAAATGATTCAGATCCATACAGTTTTACTGCCTCATTAAGATCATCTGAACTTCCGTAATATGTTTCCCAATCACTTTTTATAAGTTTTTTCTTTGATTTAAATTTAAATAATTTTTTTCCTATATAGTACATAGGTGATATATTATCTTCATTAATATTTAATCTTGTTATTTTATATATAAACCCAATTGATTTTTCTGGTATATCTGATTCTGTAAATTCTTTATTGTTATATATCCACATTAATATTTTTCCTTCGAATAAATGTATTTTAATTATTTATTCGAGGGAATAGATATTCTATTATAGAAAATATCGGACAAACTTAATATGTTCAGCTGATAATTCCATTCTTCCGTTACGTGTTTTATAACCAATATTACGTAAGAATGATTTAAATTTTTTATAATTTAATTTTTCATCAATCTCATTTATCTGTTTATCACTATACCATTTTTCAAGTCGTTTAAGTTTCAATGAATTCAAATACGTGTAAAATGCAATTATTTCTTTGTTCTGTGTTGAGTTAACACTAAATGCAACAATATTAGATAACTTTTTCTCAATTTCTTCATGAGTTGACATTGCATCACTCAATAATTCAAGTTCTTTAATAAATTTACCATTATTCTTAATATCAAGTTCAGTTAGTAATATTAGATTATCACGTGAGATTCCTTTTTTCAATCTGGTCTTTACTTTATCAAGTATTAATGCAATTCGTTCATCTTCCGTTAAATCAATTGTTTTAGAACGTAACTCATTGATATGTTCATCAGAATAGTCACAATTTTTGTGACGCTCAATCATCATAATTGTATCTTCTTTGACAGATTCTTTATGTTTCTTAATCATTGTATAAAAACTGAAACTTGAATCGTTTGTTTCTACCTCATGTGTATTAAAATTGAACTGTTCAGTTAGTAGTATTTTAAATGCATTGCTATGATTATTCTCAAATATGTTAAATAATGTTTCAATTTTATTTGAGAATTTACCTAATGAACTTAATTTAAAATCACCATCTTCATCTGTTTCAATTAATAATGTGCTTTGTCTACCATTGAAGTAACTTACAATATCATTATTCGACATGATATCAAGATCATCACTATTTGTAGGATTATATTTCTGAGTTTCTTTTAAGAATGTATGTAATACTGTTGCTAGACGTGATCTTTTAATCATTTGTAATGAACTAATTACATCAGCAGCGTTTCCAGTATCGAAATGAAAATGATGTTTTACATTGTTCATATTTGATACACCAACTGTCAATGTTGGGCTATAAAGTAAAATATCCCACCCAAAACCATCTTTATTATCAAATATATCGTATATTTTTTTCTTTCGTAATTCTGGAGTTGATGCTGTTAATGTTGCAACATTGTATCCTAATTCTGTTAGTTTTTGTTCCATTGCATTTAAAGCGTTATTAGACATTACTGACATTGTTACAGATTCACCTGGTTCACGATTTTTTAATACATTAATAACTGAACTAAAAAACATTTCTCTGTGTTTATAATTGAAATGTGATATTTCATCACGATAATCATTTCTTATATAGAATATAAATTTCTTATCGAATAATATATTTTCATAACCATTAAGAAATGCATCTGCGATTACTACCTTACGTGTTCCTTGTAGGATACTCTGAAACTTACTGAGATTAAAATTCTTATTATTTTTACTCAATTCACTTCGTGATTGAAATAATAATGATACAAATTCATCAAGAATAATAATATCGAAATCTTTTAGTTTATACTTATGTAATGAATCATATTGTACAATTAGATTTTCACCACTTTTCCACATAGATGTGCCTGAATCAAGATATGTCTTAATATCATACTTTTTACTATAATCAAGTGCAACAGATATACGGTTTGATATAATAAGAATTCTCTCATCACTTCTTTCAATTATTTTATCGATTACTAATGATTTACCGGTACCCATAGCAGATTTTATTTTCAATAATGAATTATTTGTCTGAAGAAAATTGTCAATTATATCATTGCATGTATCGACGTTAATAAATCTATCATTAATTACAGTTAAGTTATCATATATTGTATCATCAATAATATTGTCTTCTTGTTGTTTTTTAAATAATAACTTAAGATATTCACGACCCTCATCAGTTTTTTTAAACTGATTCCATATACTAAAATTTCTTGATTCATTATTATGATACATAACGAATGGTTTATTAATATACATGAAGAAACCACCCTTAGATTTCACTTCAGAATGATGTGACCAGTTAATACTTCCATTTTGATTAATGTTTGTTGATACAACAGTATATCCAAGACTCAAGAAGATATTCATACATTTTTGAATAACATTTGAATTAACAATTATTTGTGTTTGTTGTATTTTTTGTTCTTGACGAGATGGAATATCATTAATTGAAATAAAACTTGTTCCATCTTCCTGAACATGAATAATCTCATTGTTCCTCGTGGGTGCATGATACGCAACATCGTTCTTTACTGTTTCATCAACTTTACAATAGCCACCTATATGATATCTTAAAAAATCATTATGTCGTCTAATATTATCTTCTGTACTATCAACATCAATCTTAAGAAAACCTTTGATATTAAAATTATCAATACCATTAAACGATTTAGATTGTGATAATATACAAGTGTAATCTCTTTCTTTGAAAAATTCAATTACTTTATAATAATCATCACTTGATGTTATTTCATCTAGATCTAATACCATTAGTTTATTTGTTACATCACGTAATTTGCTTAAATCATGTTTATCCCTGATAGCAACTAAATCCTCATCAATATTTAGTGAGTTTGAGAGACACCAATGATTACTCAATGTCTCTGCACATTCCTCTAATGATAAACATAATTTTTTGGTAAATTTGAATGCTCTGTTTCCGTAAGGAGATATGCATAATTTTGATTTAAAATCTTTTGCGTTAAATATTGTTATATAATACAAATTTATCCTTTATGAGTTTTTATATTATAACATAATTTACCTTAGGAAACGATTAACGTTTCTTTTTAAGTTTTGATCTTTTAACTGCACGGTTGTAAAGTTGTTCTGCTGATTGTCCACTACTGAAATTCTCAGCTGGTAAATATATCGCTTTCATGAAATATTCGTTAGGAATAATCATTGTTTTCACTGAAATTCTTGCTTTAATATATAATCTTATTACTGCTTTTAATTTTAAATTAATAATTATGGGAGTAAGTATTTTGTAATTAATATTAAGTGGTAATCCTCTTGCAATATTCGTTTTATTAAGTTTAAAAATATAGTTCATAAGTATTTTACGTGCAGGATGTGGTACCCAATGAAAATTCAAACCAAGCACGTACAAATTACTTTGTCGTAGTGAAAAAATAAGAGGTGATTTATCATATACTACTTCCTGGTTCTTTGCAATATAACCAAATGCAACCATATTCCCTGATTTAAATGTCTCACTGCTACGTGCTTTTACATTAGTTTTTAACATTTTTCTAAAATGTGCAAGTGAGTCTTTTGCTCTCGCTTTGTCTTGAAGTGTTGTTGAAGCCAAATGAACTCCTTTTTAAATATTTATAGAAAATATTCAGTTTCTTTAGTTGGTATTATTGTTGTTTTCATAAATAATTATAACATAAAACAACTTAAAAATAGATAAGGAAAGAAATGTATATTACAGTAGACCCATATTACACTATAAACGAATATAATAGAATGTTACAAGCCCTCGAAAACAATGGAATTGATTATTCACAATGGGTTGATACTAAGATGCCCCATCATTGGTATATAAAAATTGCTGATGCAGATCAACCTAAATTTGTCGATTTTGATGTTAAACCTATGAGTCAAGAACGATACTTAGTCAGTGCAATTGTCCCGCAACAATCACAAGATGGTTATTTACTTATGAGACGTGAGACTGACCCTGCTACATTATATTCAAAATTTATTATGAATGATTACTGGACTGAGGCAATGAATTCTGATTATGTGGTTATATTCAAATATAAAAGCCCTGAAGATATTCGTAAGATATCACAAGATGTAGGATGTAAAATTTATCAGATGGGAGTTCATAGATGGAAATTATCAATGGCATTTAATAAGTACGTGAAGGGTTATTTAACTGCAGATCAAGTTATATTTGAGAGAACAAAAAAACAGATACAGGAATTTAGTCATGCAGGTGAGTTAGAGGCTGAATTTAATTATAGGGTCCTTCGAAACACAAAGATTGAAGGAAAAACTATAAAAACAACCTATTGGAATAAAGGAATAAAATATCCAGTTATTCAGGTTTCAGATCCTACTAAGGTTTGATAGTAATAATTATTTTACCTTCAGATTCTTTAACTTTTGCAGGTAAATCCTTTAATGTATCAAGGTATTTTAATGCTTCAGGTACGTCTGTTTTAAATGCCAATTCAATTTGTGCATTACCTTTGTCGTCATAAACAATGTTTTTTATTTTATATCCACCAACACGAAGCAATCTTTGAATTTCAAAGATTGGATCAGTTTTAGGTTTTTCATTCAATGATACTTTTTTAATTCTTTCTCTAACAGCTTTGATTGAAGGTGCAGCACCTTCAATGATAAAATCCTTTAATGCAAATTCAGCAAAATTCATTTATTATTCCTTAGAACGCTGAAAGATCAACTGTAAATTTATAAAAGAAATCACTATTTGTACCAGTTTCATCACGATCTGCTGGATTTTTTGTTAATGCGTATCTGTTATTGACAAATATTTTCATTGTACCATCATGTCCTGATGTTGATTCATATACTTGTGTTACATAAGGTGAGAAAATATATCCTGCATCACCTGGGTCTTTCCCTTGATGTCCTACGATTACATAATCATCTGTTGCATTGTTATCGATATAAATCTGAAAATTTGCAACAGTTCCAAGGTAGTTTTTGTGTTCTGTTTTCTCAACTGTATCTGAACCCAATGTTAACATCATACCAATTGATGGTGTACATATTACAAATGGATTAAAGAAACGGTTTGTTTTTGATAGAATTTCCCCGTAAAGTTTTTGTGCTCTATAGATAATTGAGTGTGTACCACCATCAAAGTCAGAATCTGTCTTAGGAATGAGATGTCCCGCATCTCCTGCACATGCACGAATATCAGCAATTAATGCACTATTCATATCTTCAATAAGTGTGCTTTTCAACCATGCTGTTAAAAAATCATACCCATTTTCACCAAACTGATTAACAAGATCTTGGATAAATTCAATAGTAAAATCTGTTTCTATTTTATGATCTACAGCTGCTACAAAGGTTCTACGTGTTTCTATACCTGAACCAGGTCCTTCAATAACATTATCATTTGCATCACGTTTACGACCAATTGCAATAATATGACCTTCTGGACCTGTTAATGGTTGTATACTACAAACTTGTCCTGCAAGCGAAGATGGGTAAACTTCTTTAATAAGTTTTCCAATAATTCTGTCTGTTGGTGAGATATCAGTTGAATCAGTTCCACTCTCATCGATATTATCTTTAGAGACCTCAATCAATTCAGTCATTTTTGCTTTGATAGAATTTTCAATCACTAAATCTAAAAGTTTTTCATTCATATAATGTTCCTTTAGTTGTTTCATTTTGATTATTTATAAATATTCAAAAAGAGATAATATGTCACAAACAATACTAGATTCAGTAACACTTATTGGTACAAGCGTTGATGATAATGTTGGAATTATTCAAGTAAATGGATGTACAACAATTATGACACCAGATGTTGGTGATAATTCAAAAAAACTTGCAACTCAAGAATTCATTTCTAGATTAGGTTCAGGAGTAACATTTAGTTATTATACACCAATCAATCCTGATGTTAATCCATTTAATAAAATATGGGTAGAATTAGACCCAGATAAAACAATTAATCAAATCTATTATTGGACAAATAATAATTGGGATATTCAACCTATCAATAACGAAGAATGTTAAAACAATATTTAAAGGATCAATATGGCACCTAAACAAGGATGGTATAAACTAAAAAATCAGGAAAAATATATTGTTTCAAAACAATCTATAACAGAAGGAAATGGAATTCGTTATATGAGCTCATGGGAGGAGAGATTCTTCCTATTTTGTGATATGAATCCAGCAGTTAAAAAATGGAGTTCTGAACCATTTCCTATACCTTATTTTAATGAATTAGATCAGAAAGTGCATAATTATTATGTTGATTTATATATGGAATATGAGGATGGTAGTGGAAAAACACGACGTGTTCTTGTAGAAATTAAACCATTAAAAGAGACAATGCCACCTAAAATGCCAGTTAAAAAAACTAGTCGTGGGATGATGAATTATGAGAAGGCTATTGCAACGTTCATTATCAATCAAGCTAAATGGAACGCTGCAAAAGAATTTTGTAGTAAAAATGGAATTGAGTTTAAGATTATAACTGAAAAAGAATTATTTTAGTTTGTCTTTAGATTTATCAGTTTCATCATCACATCCATCATTAATTAAATGTCCTTCACTACATTCAGGACAAATATCTCCTTCAACAAATTCTTCTGTTGTTGTTTCAAAATCACAATTATCACATGCAAGATCACATATTTTTGCAATTTTAACTACTTCTTTACTAGGGGTGTTTTCATCTTCGAAGATAAATGATTTAAATTTCATAATTATACCTTTAATCAATTTTTGAAATGTCTTTTATATACATCTAAAAACTCTTATAATCTTTATTTTTTCTTCTGTATATGTTAAATCTTGTAATGATATTTTATCATTAAGAAATACGCTAAATTTATCCTGCAGTTATACCAAGAGGTGCTGACCAACGATCTAACAATTCTTGATTCAATCTATCAACATCAGTTTGACCTTGTGACATAATATCACTATAATTAAGTGTTGCTCCTGATAATATTGGTGCATTAAATTTACCAATATTATTTGCCCATTGAATACGTGCCTCTGCAACGCACATATCTTTAATCCACGGGTGATTAAAAATACCATCTATAGCATCTGGTTTATATAATGTCCAGCAATATAATAATATTTGTTTATTTCTAAGATAACAATCGTCCATAAACACTAATTTATTATTATTAGGATTGTATGAATAGTTGACTGGAATATTGAAATAATCTTGAATCATCTGAAACTGCGCTGATAACATCTGTATATCACTAAGGGACATTGCCCCACCTGTTGATTGAAATCCTACAAAATTATAACTGTTTGTTAGAATATAACCACCAGGAAGAGAAAATGGAGAATAACTTGATGCCGTTCTGATGTCAATTATTGATGAGATACTATCATCTAATCTGTACTGAGATATGGTAGGATCCATTGGAATAATGAATAGACGTTCTTCCATCCCATCAATAGCATATTCAGAATATTTTCTGATAGTAGCATCAATAATATCATCTATTTGTTCAGGTGTTAATTCAATATCATTTACTGGACTACCAAGACGACGTAGGATATAATCAGACAATTTATCTTTTGTATTGGTAGTCATAAAAATTAATTACCTGTTGTTGAAGTGTTAACTGCAGAAGAATTATCAAGTAACAATTCTTCTGTTGGTGCTACTGGTGTTTCAACAACTGGTGCTGTTGCATCTACTGGTGTTTCAACAACCGGTGCATCTACAACTGCTGGTGTTTCAACTGGTGCTTCGACAACTGGTGTTTCAACTGGTGCTTCAACAATAGGTGTTTCAACTGGGGCTTCGACAGGTGCATCAACAACTACTGGTGCTGTTTCAACTGGTGCTGTTTCAACTGGTGCATCTACAACTGGTGCATCTACAACCGGTGCATCAACAACAACTGGTGTTTCAACAACTGGTGTTTCAACTGGTGCATCTACAACTGGTACTTCAACCGCTGGTGCATCTACAACTGGTGCATCAACAACAACTGGTGTTTCAACAACTGGTGTTTCAACTGGTGCATCTACAACTGGTACTTCAACCGCTGGTGTTTCTACAACTGGTGCATCAACAACTGGTGTTTCAACAACTGGTGTTTCAACAACTGGTGTTTCAACTGCTGGTGTTTCAACAGGTGCATCTACAACTGGTGCTGTTTCAACAACTGGTGCTTCGACAGGTGCATCAACAATAGGAGTTTCTACAGCTGGTGCTTCAACTGGTGCATCTACAACTGGTGCATCAACAACTGGTGTTTTTACAACTGGAGTTTTAACACCTTTTTTACCTGATTTTATTTTAGGTGTTTCTTCAGTTGTTTCTTCAATAATTATTTTGAAATGTTTAGGGAATTTTGTAGTAAGCTCAGATTCCATATATTCAATTCCATTTTTTATTACAACAATTTTGAATCCAAGGTCAACGCTGATACTTTCACGATCAAGATTTGCGATATATTTTTTCATTAGGTTTCCTTTATTATGTTTATCTTTATTTATATGTTTATATTACACAGATACCAGATTTACCATAATCACAATAGTCACAAAGTTTTGTTATATTCTTAACATAATCTTCACATTTCTCAATTTTAGTAATCTTGTTTGAATATGTTGTTGCATAGTTTTGTAGATATTTTCTCTTGAATATGTACTTATGTTCCTTGCAATGCTCGACAAATACATAAGTCATCTCAATCTCATCTACGTCTTTATATTCTCTGAAAAACCAAAGTGCATACAATATACCTTGACCATTATCATGATATTGTTGCTCAGGAAATTTTCCTGTCTTCCAGTCGACGATAATATACTTATTGTTTTTTCTGATAACTTTATCAATTTTACCACGCATAATTGCGTCTTTAGCATAATACGATACTGGTTGTAGTTTCATATCTAAACCAAATTCTACCTCTTCACCAATGAGTTCAATATCCTCAAGATAATATTTTCCAATATCAGATACTACAAAATCTTGTACTATTTTCTTTGCATTATCTTGTTCAACAGGATCAAGAACACTAAAATTAAAATTAGGAAAAGTGTTAAAATTATCATTTTTAAACGTTTCATAATGCTCGAGAACTAAGTGAACGAATGTACCTTTTTCAAGTGCAGGACTTGTATTAGGTCCACGGATTTTATCAATGTAATATAATTTAAATTTATGGGGGCAGTTAAATAATGATATTTTACTGTATGAATAAGGAGAGAATTTAATGTTAGTCCTTTTTTGTAATTGCTTCCAATTCGTTTTCTAGGTCAATGATATCTGAAAGCATTCTTTTTTTATCTTCAGGTGATTGTTTATCATATATTGAAATTATCTCATCAAGAATTTTCTCTAGTTTTTCTACCCTGTTATCATTGTTAATTGTGTTCATATTGTACCTTTTTTAATATTTATAGGTCAATATCTGGAAATTCAAACCCATCAAATATTCCTGATATTATATTTAATCAAATAGAGATTTTATGATTTTTATATAATGTAAGATTAAATAATCTTACATGGAATACTTGCATCTTCATCATATGCATAAATCGCACACATACGGTGATATCCGTCTGCAATGATAACTTTACCATTTACTTCATCTCTAACAAGTAAAAGTGGTGATAATGAATCACCTTTTTTTATTTTTTGTTTGTTCTTTCTAACGTGAGAATTACTTACACCTAATAAAGAAAGGTCAGAAGCCCTGAATATATCCTTAGCTTTAAACGCTGACATTGTAGTTTGTTTAAGTTGTTTAACTAAATTCTCTACCATCACTGAATCATAAATCAAACTTAAATAAGATTCCGCTGCAGGATAATCATGTTCTTCTGGTTCATTTAACCATTTAATTTCATATGTGTTTGATGCCATTGTTTTTCTCCTAATTTTTAATTATTTGTTTTAATTAATAGTACATTTTTCTTTTTCACGCAAAATATCTATTTCAGTTATATAATTAATATCATATTTATGAAATATCTTAAGAAAGAGTTTATGAGTATTCTCGTATTCAGCAATGTTTTTATCTGCTTCAACTAATTTTTCATATAAATCTGTTATCATTATTGATTTCTCATATGAAAGATATGAAATCTTGTGATGTGAATTCTTATATCTCTTATTTAATTCTTCTAATTCTTTTAATCTATTTTTTTCAGTGATAAAACCATATATGTATAATATTATTACGATCAAAATAGCTATTCCTGAGGCGATTAAATCTACCATGCAAATTCCTTATAACACATTATCTTTTAAAAATGATGAATGAATCATTGAATATTTTTTACAAGTTCATCATTAAACCATCGACGTGCAACATTATTAATTAAACTACTTACATCTTTAGGTTCTAAATTTTTTTCTGCAAGAATATCCATTTCTTCTTTAACTACATCATTCATAACTGCTTTAAGGAAATTACCCAATGATTTAATTGATGGTTCTAATTTCTCATTATTGATACCGAATGTGTTTTGCCACGCTTGTTCAAGTCTAAGTGGGTTAGCAGCGTAATTTGCAAAATCAATTTTAATTTGTTCTTTTTCATTATCAACAGGTTTAAGAGTTTTTACTTTAGAATTAGAATGTTTCTCACCTTTTACCTTAAACCGTTGTAATGTTCCATTGAGTAAGAAAACAAATACAATACCTTCACCTACATTTGATTCTTGTCCAAATGCTTTACCAACAGGTGATGCAGGTTCTATTACTTCTTCAACTAGTTTAATCATTTCATTCTGTGAAAGTAATGGATTATTAAAATCAATCTCAATTTCATATGTAGGAAAGTTAGAAATATTATAAATTTTAAAATCTAAATTATCTGGTTGAATTCCCATAGTATCATACCATACAGATAATTCTTCATTAAAAGTATCGATAGGTGATACTTTAAAATGTTGGAAAATAATTGATGTTTTTTCGATTCCAGTCAATGCTGACTTAGCCTGGATATTTCCACCACACCATTCATAGAACACAGAAACGGTATACATATCTACATCGATATTATAAATTTTAACTAATCTTGAGATTACATCAAACCAACCATCTTTATTACGATTAACAGCAAATGCACATCCTGCATTATCATTCTCGATTGTAATGATATTATTACGTGATTGAACCCATAACCCGTCAATGTTGTTATAACAAACTGCAGCGTTTGTACCATGAATTTTTTCTGTACCAGTTACAACAATTTTAGGCATTAACGCATTATGATTATAGATTGGATTACCTTCAGCGTCTTGACCCTTATATTGAGCAACATGTTGTACGTTTTTAATTATCTCACGGAATTGCCCGATTGAACCAAAATTAATAAATTTTTGCATATATTTTTCCTTAATTGATTATTATGTATATTTTTATACTTGAATTTTGATGTCCACAACCAGATTCAATCTAGGTAGTTTAAAATTCTTCTTTTTGTACATATATTATATCATAATAAACTTAAAATTAGATTAATAATTATCACTAAAATCATATTGTTGTAAAGTAAGATGTGAAATTTCTATATAATTAACATTGAAAAATGTTTTTGAGAAAGGTAAATTTGCGGGTTGACAGCGATTTTATGTTTTCTTTTTCAATCACAACATACCCATCATTAGGTATGTTGGTTTCAAATTATGAATTTTTGGAACTGATTATCATTTGTGATATTTAGTTAAACAATTCATAACATCAGGATATGACTGCCATAAACCTGAGTGAGTTTGAATAGATAATGATTGGTCTTGAAGTAATTGATCACGATATTTTATATCACTCATATCACGACCAGTGTGCCACACATATGCATAACCATCTTTTATCATCATTTCATTAAGATTAATATTTTTTAAGAATACAATCGCTACATCACGGTCATGTGATGCATCACCCGTTGGTTTTATCTCAACAATATCACCTATCTTGATGATTGAATCAAGATGATTTGAAGATAATTTAGCTGCATCCACTGTGGTTTTACCACACTCTTTAATATCACTTTTTGCTTTGTAAGAAAATAAAAATTTCTCTGGAGAATCAATATCAGCAAAACGTAATTTTGTTACATTACCATCATTTGATTTTACTGTAATAGTATCACCATCAATAAGTTTAACAACAGTTGCTGGATATGCAAATAACGTAGCAATGAATAACAATGTCAATATAATTTTTTTCATTTTTTTCCTTTTTTAAATTATATGCACCAGATGGGTGCATTAATCTTTTTCAATTAATCTTGCAATTTGATTCTTAATACCAAAATCACTTTCTAGCAATGCAAGAACAAGTTCTTCCTCACCTTTTTCAAGATCAGTAATTTTCATCTCTTTTTTGAGAATCTTAATTGCATTCATCACTTGTCCTACAAGAATACCAGAACTTTTAGCATCTTTTTTAATATCTTTGATGTAACCATCAATTTCTTTTTTCTGTAATGCATGTGTAAGAATTGCTGATGCAAATTGTAACGTTAAATTTTGTTCTTCACTTTTTTTCGTTTCGATAAACGTTTCTATCATTGCTTCTTCGTCTGTAGATAAAGCCATTAATTCCCCTCAATTGAAATAAATTTTGTTGCATTTTCAAGTGCTTTCACATTTTCAAGATACGTTTCGTTATTTTGAAAATCCCAATAACAGAAATCAGATGACATTGTATATACACCACCTTGTAGTTGAATTTCTTTTGAATAATCAAGATTGAAGATGATACGATTTTTTCCGCCATCAAATACAATATTTGCAACGTGATCACCATTGATTACATAATGATTAGGATCAGAACTTATTAGAACATTCTTACCCATTGCCTTGATAACACCTTGCATAACAGATTTTAAATCGTTATCATAAAATACATATGTGTAATCTGCAACCATGTTACCATTACGTAATGTAATACTGTGTGAATAATTGAATATTGCTTTTGTTTCACCTTCAGGTGTTGATTTAAAACCTACACTCGATACTGCATCAAGATTGATGATTTTTTGTCCTGGGACTCTTATATTGTTCATGTTTTTCCTTCAAATTATAATTTATCTTTAATTTCTCTCATAAGATTATATACTTCCTTATCACCACTAAAGGTAATAGAATATCCAAAATCTTTTTCTGTACGTATAATTAGTATGTTAGGAGCATTCTTTCTTACATACATAGTTTTTCCTGTAAGATCAATAATAAATTCTTCTATAGCTTCAGAGTAAAATGACTCCTTGATACCAATTACTTTATTTTCACCTACTTTAAAATGTAATGTCATATTTCTTCCTTATCTCATTATGATTCGCTCCAATTCTATCAAGGATACGTTCTGATTATTTATAATCAAAATGTTTAAATCTTATATTTTTATTATTTTATCTAATTCCTGCAATACACGTTGAGAATTTGATTTTTTGTAAATATCATCCCACATTTCTTTGATTGCCTTGTAAGATGTTTTGTCTGGATTAAATCCTTTTACAGAAACAAATCTCATAAATCTCCAGGCACGAAGATAATCTTCTTTGATTCTGTCTTTTGGTTTACCAACAAAACGTAATGTTTTTGATTTAATATCATTAAGTCCTTGCGTTGTAGGGTCAATCAATCTACGAGTTGTTAGGTTAAAATATAATGCATTTACAGTAAAATCACGTCTTTCTGCATCATCATAAATTGTTCCAATCTCAACACTTTCGGGACGTCTACCATCAACATATGTGCCATCTTTTCTATAATTTGCAATTTCATAATTAACATTATCCTTTGATACAATCATAACAAGAAATTGTTTTCCTTCTTCTTTAACAGTGAACCCTGCATTGATAAAAAGTTTTTCTAATTCTTCATAAGGAATATCTGTAACAAAATCGAAATCTTTTGGCGTTTTGTCAATCAATATATCACGAACACATCCACCAACGAGACATGAATTTTCTGAATGTTGAAGAACCTCAATAATATCTTTAGATAAAAATGATGAAATGAGTTTAAATTTAAAACTTGCATTATCAAGATCTCTTAAGATATTATTAAGGATTTCTGACAATATTGTAAAATCTTTATTTCCAATACAGATTTCAAATAAATCATGTACTGTATAAAACAATTCAATATCTGTATTGTCTGCAAGGTCAATAAGTTTTCCTACCTGTTCAGCAGTACAATTTGTTTTAAGTGCTTTATAATCATTTACTTTGTATCGGAAAAAATCTTCATTAATTTTATTAACTAGTATTTTTTTATATTCTTTCATAATTGTTCTTTCCTTCTTATGTTATATTATAACACATTAAACCTTAATTATTGTTTAAATTGATAATAATTATCAATATAATCATAATTTATTTTTTATATCTTTTATGCGTTGCGCTTGCTTTGGTGTCTGTCTTCTCCAAGCAAAGGTTGTAGGTTTTTTCCTCTTAATATACATATCTGATAACATGCACATGATGAGCACTAATGGAATAATTAGAAATAATATTTCACATCTCATGTAATCTCCTAAATAAACATTTTTTCTTTCTAATTAATCAAATATCTTGTTCAATTATGAGAGTATCATAATCAACATGTAATACAAGATCAATAAGCCATTTTACACGAAATTGACACATGAATCTATCTGATACATATGAAAGATCACCTGCAATATTTGTATAACCATATGTTTCAAATCCCGTTCTTCTATCTCTATATGAAGAACGGTCAAAATATTTATAAAGAACCATTAAATGTTTATATTCTTTTCGAAGTAAATCAAGTGTTTCGATAGTATTATCAGTGGTTAATTTATCAAAGATTAATCTAATCTTATATCTTGCTTTATCGACATTTATAGTTGATTTTCCTAGATGACGTTTTTTGAAATAAGTTTTTAATCCATTAGAACGTTTAATCATAACATTTCTCCTGTGAGATCATCATCTGATAATGCTTCATTTAAATGTTTTCTAAATAAATTTACTATATCTTCTGATGTAAAATTACCATCTTCTATTGCTTTTTCAATAGCACCTAAAGGAAGATCTTCATCTTCTTTTCTATCATAAAAAAGAAAATCAAATATTAAATCTTTAATATTGTAATCTATGTTTTTAATAGTTAGATCGCTCATATAAATTCCTCTTTCTTTCTTCTGCAATTACCTTATTCACTATATCATCAATTTTATCATCAATACATTTTTTTTCTTCATCAGTAAGAGGTGTAGTAAGTTCATTAATTGTTTTCATGTCAATCCTTTTTTTTTATAAATATATTATATCATAATAAACTTAAGGTGACCTTAAATGACTTTTCAAAAACTACTAGAAAAATTTACAGATATTGGAAAATTATCCGATACACAACTCAAGAAAGGACACCCACTTACTAATGAAGATTTTGTAGAAGTTGATGGCACTGTTTTTTTCAATGCAATTACAAAAATAAAAATTAATGACATTGCAAGATTAAACAAGGGATTGCCGTCAAAAGGATTACATACTCTTACAGTATATAAGCGTGATGATTATAACAAGATGAAATGTTACATAGGTGAAAATAATTCATCAGGATATGCATTACAAGATAAACACGAACTTGTATCTGTATTCAGTTCATTAGGTTCTTCAGGTAATGCAATTATGTTGTCTGCTGTTAAAAATGGTGCTAATCATTTAGATTGTTTTGCGTTACGTGATAAAGAAGGAAATATCTCAGGTCCATTGTACTCATTGTATTCAAAACATGGTTTCAAAATTGACAAATCAATGAATTCAGGAAAACCAGGTGAGTCATATGCAATTGTTAAAGGCGTTTCAGATTACGTTGATGATAATGAAATTGTTCATCCTGATGATGAAAGAGTCGTTATCTTTATGAAACGATAATCATTCCTGCTTCATAATTGCTGATAATTTCAAGAACATTGAATATATCAGCTTTTAAATTATCGAAATTATCAGTCTTAATTGCAACAAAATCTTCATTCCTCATATACAATTTCCTATTAACCTCAATCATAATGCTTTGAACTTTATCACGATGTGTTGCATACCTATCAGGACATATGCTACCACTGTATGGATAATTGAAACTTACCTTATATCCTTTAGATGATAGATATTTGTAAATTTTCAATATGAGATACTGATCGGGTGCGTTATAATCAGTGAATCCAATACATATATCAGGTTCTGCAATTCCTGCAATTCTATAACCAATTCCTTCTTGAAAAGAATGGCAATCAACAATTACTGAAACTGGATATATACCATGATATTGTTCTACAAAACTCTCTAATTTTTTGTGATAATCAATATATTCTGATATATCATAATTTTCAACAGTTTTTAGTCGAAAACCATCAAGTGTTTTTGTGTAGATAATACCACGACCAGCATTATTATTATCATATTCACGTGAATCATTGAATCGTTCCATATCAATATGTAGACGGCTTTTATCTGCAATCAATCTGGTTGATGCATCATACACAAATAATTCATCTGTGAACCAGTCAGTTGAATAGAATAATTCTTTTTTAAGTGTTTCATCATTTACGAGGAATAATCCACGCTCATAAATTTTCGAACTTGCATGTGGGATGTTTAATATCATAATTTCACTTCTTCGGCACTGTTGTACCTTTTATTTTTATTTAAGGTTATATCTTAATCCATCTTTAAACGAACTAATGCTGATAATCCTTGGAACACATTATTATCAAGAAACTTTTGTAATTTCTCTCTGCTTCCGCCTCTTGTAAGTATAGCATTAAAGTCTTTAAAGTTAATTTTAGGCCACACCATAACTTTAAAATTACGGATTGCATAATTTATTGCTTTTTTTAAACCAGTTTTATCAATATTAGTGTTATCATATACAAATATAGGTTCTTTTGCCATCTTGAGGAATTCCTCAGGAAAATCTGCACCTAAACAAGCAACTACATTTTTATCTTCAATACTCATTGCATCAAAGGTAGCCTCAAAAATATATAACGGTTTATTAAAATCAACATTAAATAGATTCCACACTTTCCATCCTACATTATCTTCAGGAATTCTTGTGTAGAAATCTTTGTTCTTTGTACTTCTTGATGTAAACCCATATAATCTCTTTCCATAAAACAATGGTATTATTATGTAATCAGTAAGGTTCTTTTCTTTATCATCATCTTTAAATATCCCATTTCCTTGAACCTCAAAGAAATAATGATAATCATCCTTTGCAATTCCTCGTGTTTGTAGGTATTCATCCGCATATGAACCATCAGTGATATTATGAAAAATATCTGGAATATCAAACACATAAGGTGGACGAAAGGTATCATCTATATCTAATGTCTCTATAACAGGTTCAGATTTTTCTTGTTGAAGGAATTCTTGAATATGATTGATTTTGTTACCATTCATTTCTTGAGTGTATGATTGAAGTAATGAAGGATAATAATCCCTAAGGAAACCATACATATTGCTTGAATATTCACAATCTCCATTGAAACATTTTACAACGTCATGATCAAATGATGATTTTGTATATAGATGAAATCGTTTAGAGCGTTTGTTTTTACCATCACCACATATTGGGCAACGTGCAGTATAATCTTGTCGTGTTCTTCTGCCAAGTGAATTCGATGGAAGCGCTAACTCAAAGAATTTGACATTAATATCATTTAGCGTTGCACCCATTTATTCCCCTTAATTTAAAAATCCAATCATACAACCTCTATTTTCTGAATATCATTGAAACTAAATGAATATTCTTCACATTCTTTATCGATACAACAAAAATATTCTTCTTCATCTAAATCAACATCTGTAATCCTATACAACATATCGTTAACTGTAACCATAACATCACCAGTCATTTGTAACTCAATAATGTCTTCTATTGTGACGTTAGGTAATGAATTTCTATATTCTGTGTATGTAATTGTTCTCATTTAAATTCCTTCTTTCATTCGTTTGTTACAATAATTATATCATAATAATCTTAAAATAAGATTAATAATTATCATTATATTTTTTCTTTGAAGATGAAAATGTAGCCATATCCTCAGAACAAAGATATAAATTACTCATAATAGTATTGAGTTTCATATCATCTGATGTACGATTAACGCTCTGAATAAAGCGTGCAATATGTGTCTTACTACGAAATGCACCTGCAATCTTCAATAACGTTTCTTTTTTCCATGCAATGTCATGTGAATTCCAAAATTCTTTAACCAAATCTTTTGATAATTTGTTAAGATTTTCTTTGTTATCAAAGTTCCATTTTGTGTCATTAATAATTACGATGTTATCAGTCATTTTAAATCCTTCTTTCATTCATTTGTTACAATAATTATATCATAATAACCTTAATGTATTATAAAGAAAATCTTCTAATTATTCAATGTATAAAATAAAATAACTGGGTTATATATTATAGTTATTTTATTTTATACATTGATTGGGAAACCCCAATCAAAAATTATACCCAAGTCTTGCAGTAAAACTTCGCTCAGGTACATCAACTGCAGAACCCATAACCCTACCATCATTATTGAATATATTGTTTAATGTTATTCCATATAACCATTTATTGTAAGTATTTGAATAACCAACATCAAATGTATTCAATCCTTTATTGTTATATTCATTATATGCAGAATTTATAACTCTTACATCATTCATATCTGATGCAGATAAGTTAATTCCTTTATGTGCATAATTCCAGGTAACAAAATAATGATTATATTCATTTTTCCAATAAACTTTCCAAGGAGTGATTTTACTCATATAATCTGAATCATCTTTCCCATATACATATTGAAAATTAAATACAGAACCGAATAAATCTTTATCATATGTTAATGTTGCATCTACACCTTTAACGATACCATTTCCAACATTTTGTACTTGATATTGATCTACACCAGATATACGACCAACTTTAACACTTGATATTGCATTATCAAGATGCATATAATAACCACTGATATTGTAAGTAAAATAATTAATCACATCTTTAATACCTAAAGAATATGTTGTTGACGTTTCTGGAACTAATGAATTATTCGGTACATCATTTCCTTTACCTGTAGTTATTGAATAATAAAGATTATTCGCTGTAGGAAGTTTATATCCACCTCTTATGCTACCATATACAATATTTTTTTGTAATTCTACATTGTAACTGTATGTGTCGAAATTCTTAGTAACATCATTTTGTCTGTTTGTAGTTTGTGCCCATACACCATCAATATTTGTTTTTAATTTAATACCATCCAGTTCATTTTTGTAACCGATACCTGCAGTTGTAGTATTATATGTAAAATCTTTTTGATTATACATAAGATCTTCGTATGAATCCATCAATTTAACATTAAAACCAGAATCAAAATTATGTATATATTTAGCACCATAAACATTATTAGTTGAATCAATCTCATTACCATTATCGTCTACATTTTCTACAAATCGTTGATAACTTATATTGAATATATCATTACTAGTTAGTTTATATGAATCTTTGATGAAAATATAATTCTGATCTAGATATGTATATGTTTTTCCTTGAATATATTTGTCTAATCTGTCAATATCTGATGATGTGCTATATAAAGCAATAAAAGTATTGTTTCCTGTATTATTTTTAATAAAGATTGCATTTTGATTGTATGCAGTATGATCGATATTATTATAATCATCTGTTTTGTATAACTTCAACCCGACAGTTGTATTATCATATTTCTCAGTTGCAATTAATTTTCTACCTTGATCATATGAACTATATTCTGTGTATATTTGTGAAACATCAGTAAGATGCGAATCAACACTTAAACCAATTGCATTTCCTGATTCCAATTTGTAATCTACAAACTCATTAGGTATCCATGAAAAATATTGATTTGGGCCGCTTCTGAAATTTGAATTATTCATAATAACATCTTCAAATTTGACACCAACTAATTCGCCTTGAAGTCCCTGAATTACTGGACTATTCATTCCAGGTGCAGTTTGTTGAATATTCATTTTAGTTTGTATTGCACTAAAATCAACCTCATTATCTCTGTATTCAGGAATAGATATATATGATGATGAATTTGCATCAACAATTATTGGTGGTAATGTAATATTATCTGATGCAGATAATATCATTCCTATTAATAATGATAAAAATATTTTCATTTATTTCCTTTTATAAATATCGTAATTAACCTAAAGGCCAATTTTGAAAAGATTCGATTTGATGTATCTAGATTTGTTAAATTCAGACTTATTAACTGATGATATGAGAAAAAATCTCAATATTGATGATGTTCGTGAGGAATTCTATGAGAAAACAAGATTCAACGAGATAAACAGTTATGAAATTGTTTATGCCTGTTTTGAGATTGCTATCACACAGAATATTAAATTTAGCATTAATAATCTTATCAATGCTTTCAATGTAGTTAACCCAAAACATCATGTATTAGTTAAAGATTATCTTGATGATAAAATCATTAAATTAATAAACGAATATAAGGATCAAACTGAAATTTATATTCTTATTGAATTAACTCAAGCACATCATTATTTTGATTATACTGCAGGATTTAATCCAAATAAGAAGATATGGTTAAAACATAAAGTTGTATCCCATATCATTCAGAAATTCAAAAATTAAACTTCTGAAGGCGCTTCAACATCAACAACAGTAAACTGTTCTTTCAATGAACTAAGTTCAACTGTAAGTGCTTGAACTGCTGCATTATGAATGATTTGTTCCAATTGAAATTTCTCCTGAATTTGCACGATACGAGCAAAAATCATTTTAGCTTGTTCTGGCAATGTTGCCATATCATAAGTTACACCGTCAAGTACGAATTGTTTTTCTTCCATTTTAGTTTCCTTTTATTTTGATTAATGTGTTTATATTAACAGTAATTGTCTCAGGATGTCCTGATTGAGTCATATAGATGGCATCTACTAAGTTTCCTTTAAATGCATTAACAACCATTTTTGGCGAATCTGCAAGTTTTAATCTTACATTATCACCTAGTTTAATTTCTTTCATTTTTATTCCTTTATAACCAATCATCTAATGATGAGGTTTCTTTAACAACGAATTGTTTTTCATCAAGATAAAAATCTTGTACGTTTTTAGCTAGTTCAATAAAATTATTTTCACCAAGAAATGTAAGGATACTGTTTTTGTTATAAAATAATTCAGTTTGTGAAAATTCTGCAAGTATTTTATCTTCTATGTTTTTAGGTATTTCAGAAAACATCACTAATGTTTTGTTTCTCTCATAATTCTGACGATACATTGGATGTGCATTGAGGTTTTCCTCAAGATTAAGTATAAAATTTTCTATTGCTTTAGCACCGAATGAAACTGTTTTGAATATGTCTAATTCACCTGTTTCTATACCTTTATTAGGTCCTGATTTGAATTTTTTTTGAACGGTAAATTCTTTATATAATTTCTCTGAGATTGTTAATGAATTGAAATCGTTGACCTGTTTAACATGAATGTCATTAGTTTTTAAATAGCTTATGAAGGCATCACTGAATTCCGTACCTTGTTTGATATTAGGAACATTATCCGCACTATCACCTGAAAGTATATGTTCTTTAGTCCATTTTTCCATCTCATTTTTTGATAATGAGACAAATGATTGTTTAATTGGTGCGTATAATGCAATGTTATCAAGTTTCAATAATTGTTTAAAGTCTTTATCTTCTGATATTACAAGTGTTCTTTCTTTAAGGTTTTTTGCAAGAATAGCGATTACATCATCACCTTCAGCACCTTTTACACCAATAACTTTATATGGAAAAATCTCTCTAATTTGTTCAATAAACTGATTTGCGAATTCATAAAATTCTTCAAAGTTAATATCTGACTCATCCCTACTCTTTGCACGTTGTGCTTTATAATCAGGATAAAAATCTTTTCTCCAGTTGTTTCCTCGTACATCAAGGCATAACACCATCTCACCATATTCACATTGATATTTCTTTTGGATCAATCTCAATGAATTAAGCATAAGGTGTTTATAAAATTGTATAAAATCAACTGTTTTGTATTTTTTTGTTTCTTTATCTTTCTTAGGTCTTGCCTGAGAAACTGCTGTGAACAAATTTCTTGATGAAAGATGTGAATAATCTACAAGTATCAAATCTATCCTTTCATTTTTATTGTGGACCTATTAAAGGTCCGACAAGAATGCTAAATCATCTGCATCATCAATTGAATCCGCTTCTTTTTCTACAACTTTTTCAGTTTTTATTTTTTTAACTGGTTCGTCTGCAATAGTTTTTCTATCTGCCTTCATTACCATATCGTCAAGATCATCAAGACCTGTATCGATTGCTGGTGCAGATTTACCAGTTCCTTGTGCAGGTTTGTTTGTTTCTTTTGTTCCCATTACGAAAGCAAATTTATCAGCAAGTTCTGCATATGTTTTGAAATGTTTTACATCTTCAAATTCTTTAAGATTTATTGTACGAGTTGTAATAACATCAATTGCTTCATCTTTTGAATCAAAAACTTCTGATGGTGACATGATAACTGTGTCATCATATGTTGGAAATCCACCTGCACCATTTTTAATTTTCAATTTGATGTTTGCACCTTTAAATGCATGCCACAATGGAATTGGTTTTTCACCCATTGACAAATCTTTTTCTGATGGATTTGTAACTGACATAAATTTATCATACAATTTTGTTCCAAATTTCCAGTAAAAGATTTTACCTTCATTAGATGGATTTTCAGGATCTTTAACGATAAGTACGTTAGTAATGTAATTGATTTTACGACTAAATGGACGTGCTTCATCTTTTGCTTCATCAGTTCCGATAGCATTCATTTCAAGGTAATGTTCAGTAATAGGACATGGTAATCCTAATGTAGATGGACTATCTTCGATATACCACAATTTTTTATTACGGGATTTACTCCAAATACCAAATGAATGTGAATACATTTTTGTGTATGGTTTACCATTTTGATCTGGTAATAAACGAATGATTGCTTGACCATCACCTTTTTCATCACGTGATAATTTCCATTCACGTTCATCTGGCACGTATGTCGATTTTGTTTGTTGGCTATGTGCCGATAAATTTTTTGTAACGTCTGCCCAGTTTTCTTCAAATAAATTAATCATAATTTTGTTCCTTTTTAACGATTGTTTAACGATGTGTTTTAGATATAATATCAACTTTAGCGATTGTTTAACGATAATGTAACGAGTAAAATTCTTTTACATTTTTGGATGTCTCCTTTTTATGTAATCGAATTTATTTATATTTTTAAATTACTCAGATACTACGTTAATAACGACTTGTAAACTTGGAACATCCAAAGATGTAAACATTGTGATATACGATTTTGTTTTAGCATTTTGTGCAACTTTTACAGAATAATTACTTGCAGGAAGTTTTTTGATGTTTTCCATATCAATAATTATATTATGTACACCTGTGTTTGTTGCATCTGCAATCTTGATTTTAAAATTGTTTGATGATACTTTGTTCTGACCTGTAATTGTAAGATCGATTGAATCATCATTTGATGCAACAACAATATGCTCAAGTTTCAATAATGAAGATGTTTTTTTCAACTTTTCAAGAACTGCACTTTCTAGTTTGAACTCCATTGCTGATGGTGCTGCTGCAATATTTTCAGGAATTTTTGGGTTTGCTGAAAATGTCTGACTCAATAGGTCAATGTTTGTTGTAAAATATTTGATTGAACTGTTATCATTTTTGATAGTAATAACACCATCATCCAATGTAACTTTTGCATTATCAATAACACCTAAAACTGATAGTAATTCTGAAAGATTAAAAATACCATAATCCTCAAATTCTTCTTCACCAAATTGTGAAAGATCAATAAATGCGACCATTGATTTACCTGAATCTTGAATACCTGTAATTGGGTATCTGATGATTGCTGCTGTAGAAATTGATGCTAGATCACCTAATATCGCTTGTGTTTTTTTGCTTAACAAATGTGCTCCTTTAACGAAATAAAAATTGTTGAGACCAGTTTAGATATTGGGCTCAATCACTTCTGTTTGTTGTGATGATAATGATAATCATTATCAATTAAATTTTTTGAGTTAAAAAAAACGGATATTTCTATCCGTCTATTATCATTATTGATAATGATTATCATTATCAATTAAATTTTTTGAGTTAAAAAAAACGGATATTTCTATCCGTCTATTAAATATGTTTGTGAATTGTCTTAATTGATACGTGCGATGATTTGTTCTGATTGTTTTGTGATTACTTCTTTTGCAATACGTGCTGCCATACGTTTATCAGCACCTTGTAAAATTAAATCATCTTTTGCTTTCGCAATAAACTCATTTACAATTGATGGAATGTTACGTGTACATTCAATTTTCATTATTTTACCAAATGCTTCTGCAATGTCAGAAACTGCTGTTCCTTCAATTAACTTTTGTGCATATGCTTTCAATTCTTTTTCTAAATCTGCAACGATATTTGTGTTTACTGTGATTGCCATTTTAAAATCCTTCTTTCTTTTGATATGTATTATTATAACACATTTAAACTTAATTTTCGATTAAAAACTTACAAGTTTTTAAATCTTTTACCAAACGAACCCAACTAATCCCATAATAGCACCGAATGGAAATGCAAATACACCAATAATTTTAAGAACAATTATTAATGTTAAGCCACCACCTTTTACTGCGTAGATT